GGGTGAGCTAGTGCTATGTGCACTATTGAACTCTATGTATTCTCATAGAGTCATGCCTTTCACATCAACAGGAGTGGAGTCTCGAAATGATAATACCTAAAGGTTTAACCGAGGGTTATGACACCCGCGGCCTCCCCTTTGAGTATGATCCTCATAAATTTTATGAGTATCAGTTCGAGAAGATCCAAAAAACTTCAACCGGAGTTGAGTGGATGTTATACCAGTATATACCGGTAAGTGTGATAAAGAGTGTCGCTCTCGCGATCGACCCTTTAGCACCCTTTAAGGTAGCTCCTGGAGTTATAACTCCAGCGAATCGGCGAAAGTATAGAGCCACGGCATCTGTTTTACAGGTCCGAAAGGTTCGGAACACTGTGCACAATACCTCAAATCAACAACTTGTTAATTATCAAGGTGTTGGAGGTTGTCGCAGCTGTTTTACTGTCGCCGTTACGCCGAACTTTACAACGTCTTTGTCGGGTTTACCCAACCAAGATCCGTTGCCAGATACGCTCAACGATACGACTAGTCGTACTAGACTAATGGGGAGTCAACAGGGTACCCTTGATTTATTCAAGGGCCATATTAATTCCCCTCCTAGATCTGTTATGACTATCGCTACTTTCAGACAGGTACTTGGAACTAGTACAACCCCTTCCTCTGATGAATGTATCAAGAGAGGGGGGACATACCAGGTCCAAAGCGATGGTGCTAACCGCACTTATCGTACCACTGAAGGTGCCGGTTCAAGGCTGCCCATATTGACTCATACACAGCTACGTCTTTCCGAGATTGCCTACAACGAGCAGTTAATTTCTGCTAACGTTTTAGGCATGTTAAAAGGATGGTCCCCCGAAAGGAGGGCCCATACTTTATTTCGGAATGTGGCTGAGTTACGTGATATCCCCAGGTCCGTGTCCTCATTAAGGACTACGCTTGGTGACTTACGTAATCTGTATACTTCCTTGTCCACGTCTCCATCTCTGAGAAAGATTATTTTCGATCTCCGAGCTACGAGTAAGGACATCCCGAATGAATATCTTTCGTTTCATTTTGGATGGAAGCAACTGTATAAGGATATTATGGACTTGGTGGTCTTGCCAGGAAAGATAAGCAAGAAGGTTAACTTCTTGATTGAACGGAATGGCAAGCCAACAACGTATCGCTCGAAGAGAAGCTTTATCTCGGGCGAAACGGGCGTCTCCGGGTTCGAGTATGAGAATCTTTCTTTTGAGGATGACGTAGTTCTCAACAGTCGCATTGAGAGAAGTACTGAGTTGCGTTTAGTTATAAATGCAACTTTTGACTTCCCCAATGTTGATTCTCCTTCATTCCGCCTCAAAGAGTTCGGGAGGCAGATTGGCGCCGTGCCGCGTCCTACGGACCTGTATAACTTGGTCCCATGGACTTGGCTACTTGATTGGTTTACTGGCCTGGGTAATTATGTCGAAGTAATCGACAATATGAACTCAGACCGTTCACTAATCAACTGGGGTATGATTACCGCTGTTTCCAACGGTTCTCTTATCTCAGAGCGTAACTCGAGCACGAACTGTTCTGATTCCATAACCTTTGGGGGAACGACTACTACGACAAATTATAAGCGTCGTTTTAGTCATACTTCAAGGTTTGATTACGTATGTGAAATACGTAAGGATATCAGTACCAGTCTTGGTGTGAACAAGACTTCTGTTATTGACAGTTTATCGTCATATCAGAAGTCCATCCTTGGCGCTCTGCTTCTGCAGAGAGTCAATTTTTCAGGGGCCGGGGCATTCCGCCCTCGGTCCTAAAATCACTTTTCACAAGGAGACGTTGATGCTAGTTGATCCAGTAACTGTTGCCGCTGCGTCGCCCACGCCCTCATTGGTCCTGGCTGTTGTCAGGTCCGACGGGTACGGAAGCGAACGCGTTGATACGGGTGCTAATGGCTACTCTGTCATTACCAACCATACCAAGAATAAGGGCGGTGGCTCTCGCCACTACATTCAGATGACTAAGTCAGTGAATGCTGTCGATCCTTATTCAGGCCTGACTAAGAAGCAGATCGCTTCCGTCAGTTTCACTATCTCGAGGCCGAGTTTCGGTTTCACCGACGCGGATATTATTGCGTTGGCGAAAGCCTTGACTGACTATCGCGATGATAGTGAAGTTACAACGGCGCGTCTTATCCAGTTCCAGTCTTAATACTGTCGTGAAAGTCATACAATCATGTCTGACTACGACTATAGTAAAACTGGACGGAATATAGACACTACTTTATCTGTAGTGCTCGTTTTGGGGATGATGGCAATCATTGCCATGGCCCTCGCTGCGTGCGCTTCAGACAAAGACAGGACGAGATCTATCGACCTGGCTGTTAAGGGATCATATATCCCAGGAAAAACTAGCTCGACCGGGAATCAGATACCTCAAGGAGGAACTGATGAAAAGTCCAGTAGTGCTCCTACGGTGTCTGTGCAATGATATCCACAGACTTTGTCCTGATGTGAAAGGCCTCGATCGTGATCTCAAAACGATCGAGAAGAGGTTCGAAAACGAAGGCTATGGTTTCCTAACCAAAGCTTTACCAGCTTTAGGTGATGCCTTTACAAAGGGCATCAATTCTGGCTGGTTCGCCTGCCCAATCGGTTTTAAAACTACCGATGGGGGAGCAATCCCGAGATTTCTCTCAGGTATGCTCTGCGAAGTATTCGATCCGCTCACCGGGAAGCTTAAAGAGACGGCTGACAAAGGCCTCATAAAGTGCATTAGAGAAGCACTTTACCTCTTTAAGAAAACTCAGATGCCTTCAGAGGACGAAGATGTCCTCCATAATAAGGCAGTTGCTGAGTTTTTTCGATGCGACGAGATTGCCGGTCAGGTAGTTATACCTGCCCGTCATGAACATCTCATCGGCAACGTGTCCAGACTGGTTCTAATGAATCTTTGTTCGGAATCATTAGAAGAGATCCAGTTCAAACATGGTCCTGGTGCTGTATTTGAGGGCTTAAAAGCTAACCAGAAGTGGGTAGCTTTGTTGAACTCTGTTAAGAACGAAGAGTTTGACGTACATGGCTATGGCTACGCTGACTTTGGGGTGTCCCTGACTGATTTATCAGACAGGCCCAAACTCAGTGTGTCGGGCGATGTACATTTCAGCGCTCAAATCAGAGCCTCTAGCCGTACTGCCAGACTAATCACGGTGGCGAAGAATTCGACATCGCGACGAACAATTACAGTAGAGCCTATGTTGAATCAGTTTGTTCAACAAGGTCTAAATACTCTACTCCGAGATTATATTTCTCGTTGTGGTGTACTTAGTAATTGTCTGGCACTTACCGACCAAAGCAAGAATCAACAACTTGCCTTGGAAGGCTCCCGTACTGGTAAGTGGGCAACCATCGATTTGAAGTCTGCAAGCGATCTCTTAAGCGTAAAGCTTGTAGAGGCCGTTTTCAGTCATCATGGTCTATTTCTAGACCATATGATGGATTGCCGTTCTACCATGATTGAATCCGATGATGAATCGGTTCGACCACTGGCTAAGTTTGCCGGTATGGGTAACGCTCTAACTTTCCCTGTCCAGAGTATCTGTTTTGCAGTAACATGCATCGCAGCTATTTTGGACGCGTGGGGTTTAAAGCCCACTCGGGAGAGAGTAGAGCGCGCGGCTAGGCAAATCAGAGTCTACGGTGATGATATCATCGTAAACTCCGATTATGCTCATCAGTGTGTGACCTGGCTTGAACAAGTTGGCCTCAAAATCAACTTGAACAAGAGCTTTCTCGAAGGCAACTTTAGAGAGAGCTGCGGGGTCGATGCGTACAAAGGAGTCGACGTGACTCCAATATACGTAAGATCCCGGCCAGATGACTTGTCAGCAGAGCCTAATGTCATAGGAGGACTCGTATCGACCAGCAACCAAGCTTGGATGCGTGGTTTATACTCGTTCTCCGCCGAGCTCATGAATGAAGTTGAAGAGAGATTAGGATATTCTCTTCCACTTGTATCACGGGAGTGCGGTGCATTAGGGTGGCATAGTCGTCTTGACGCCATGAATCCAACTCGTTGGAATCGTGACTTGCAATCGTTCGAAACTCGAACGCCTGCACTGAAATCGCTGAAAAGGCGAGATCGGTTAGACGGTCATGCTGCACTCCTCAAGTTTTTTCACGTCCCTCTCCTAGGACGGGGTCATGGACATCTTGAGAAGTCTCCTATCCGGTATAAACTCCGGATAGCGCTGACATGGGTGCCGACGCGCGTAAGCGCGTAGGTTAAAATCTACTGATATGTAATTCAGTAGTCAGAGATGGCAACTCTTGGAGGGCCCACCCCTACGGGGTGGACAAATCAAACTACGTTTGATTATTCCCAACCAAGAAGCTTTTAGGCGTGGC